TTGATTGGACGATATGGCTGCTGCTGGCAGGACGGGGTGCTGGTAAGACTAGGTGCGCGGCAGAAGCGTTGTGGTGGTGGGCTTGGAAGGAACCGGGGGTCAGATGTCTAGTTCTAGCGCCGACAAGCAACGACATCAAGCATACTTGCATGGAGGGCGCGTCAGGTCTACTGGCGTGTATCCCTCCAGCACTGGTCAAGGACTACAACAAGCAGGATCACCTGATCACTTTGGTCAACGGCTCGACGATCAGGGGGATATCTGCCGACTCCTACGAGCGTTTAAGAGGCCCACAGTTCCACTATTGCTGGGCAGACGAGTTAGCGGCGTTTCAATATTTGGGAGCGGGGGAGGCTTGGGACATGATGATGCTGGGTCTGAGGCTGGGGGACAGACCGCGAGTCATCGCCACGACCACACCCAAGAACAAGGATCTGATCCTCGACCTCCTAAGCCGTGAGGGTGACGATGTGGTGGTCGATAGGGCTTCGACCTACGAGAACATTGATAACCTGTCCTCGACGTTCTCTAGGCAGTTAGAGCAGTACAAGGGATCAAAGTTGTACCAACAGGAGGTGTTAGGTGAGATCGTTGATCTGGAGGATGGTAAAGTTGTTAGCCGAGATATGTTTAAGCTCTGGCCTGCGAACAAGCCCTTCCCCAGCTTTGAGTACATCATCCAGTCCTATGACTGCGCCTTCAGCGAGAAGCTGCACAACGATCCTACGGCGATGACGACATGGGGCATCTTCAAGCCCTTGGATGGGCCTCTGGCGGTCTTGCTGATCGATTGCTGGGCTGAGCATCTAGACTTCCCCCATCTCAAGCCCAAGGTCTTGGAGGAGTGGAAGGTAAGCTACGGTGAGGGTAAGGAAGCTAAGCGTCCTGACCTATTGCTGGTCGAGGACAAAGCTGCGGGGATCTCGCTGATTCAGGAGTTACGCCAGATGCGCCTGCCTGTTAGAGCGTGGAATCCGGGCAGGGCTGACAAGATGCAGAGACTGCAGATCACAGCGTCCATCTTCTCGACAGGGCGGGTCTGGCTACCTGAGTCCAGCCATAAGAAGGGCTATGTGAAGGACTGGGCTGAGGGCTTCCTGAGCCAGTTGTGTAGCTTCCCTGATGCCACGCATGACGACTATGTAGACTCGACGACACAAGCTATTCGATTCTTGAAGGATACGGGATGGCTGGACATTAACCCTGAAGATAAGTACGATGATGCCGATTACGCAGACGAAACTCTATCGACGCGAGGGAACCCCTATGCGCAGTGAACATGGCTAACCCAATCCTCTCAGGACTTCAGGCTGCTGCTAAAGCTGCTAAGGCGGCTAAGGCTGTTGAACGTGCAGTACCTAAGATAGCCGCACCACAAGCCGAGGCTCTGCGCCTAGCCCAGCAACGTGCAGCACTGCCTGTTAAGAAGGGCGGTCTAGGTCTGCCTGCTGACAACACGCCAGCGCAAAGGGCTGATGTGATGTTTCCTGAAAGTGGATTTCATGCAACTGGCGCGGATATTACAAAAGTTGACCCTGTGTACGGTGGCAAAAACGATTACGGCACAATAGGACAAGGCTTTTACGTTGACCCAAGTAAGGACGCTGGATACTCAAATCTAATTGCCGAAATACTTAGTGATGGTGGTGTTCAAAGAATAATGCCGTTGCGTTATGACGCATCTAAACTTTACGATGCTACCGATTTACTTGCGATTCGTAGCGCCGAATCTAGCAAAAAAGCAACGGAGAATATAAAAAATGCGGGATATAGCGGAACCTTTTCAAGAAACTCTCAAACTCAATTGCCGAATGAAGTTGCTATTTTTGACCCTGATGTAATACGTTCCCGCTTCGCCGCCTTCGATCCGTTCCGCAGGGATGCTGCAACCGCAGCGGCGCTAGGTGTAGCTGCTCCTGACCTACTAGCAAATGAAAAGGCTAAGGGTGGTGAAGTGTCTCAGGATGCAATGAGAATGGCTCTGTCGAACAACAGAGTCCATCACAAAGGTGCTGGCGGTATTATAAAAAAGGCTGCTCAAATTATTGGCAAAGCGGCAGAAAGTGCTGGCATGGCAAGGCCAGTGACTGCCACAAAGGACTTGACCACGCTGCAAGACTTCCACACTTCATTGGGTGACCTCGTCAGACAGAGGGCTATCGAACGCCAAGACATGATCGAGTCCACGCCTTTCCTGTACGACAAAGGTCAGCGTGTGTTCACTAAGAGTAGTTCGGAAAAGAACCATCCACCATTCACAATTCTTGATCGCACACTGGTTGGCAACGATCCGATGCGATCAGATCATCCGCAACTCGGCCCCAACATGGGCAAGGCGATTAAAGATCCACAGACGGGTAAGACCATGCGAACCCCACGCGAACCGGGCTATCGCGTTCGTCAGGAGTTTGGGCCAGATGACTGGCACGAATATAATATCCCTGAGTCTGCCATTCTCGGAGATGTTGAGATGGCTCGTGGCGGGATCGTCCGTAAAGCCAAAGGCGGCGAGGTATCTCAGGACGCGATGCGGATGGCTCTGTGGAAGCATCCCGTCAAGCGTGCTGTGGGCGGTGAGGCTGAGCCTACGCCAGAGGAGAGGCAAGTCTATAGGCCGATCAGTAAGAAGCCCCGTGGAACTTTTGATACGAGCGGGGCTGAGGCGGTAGGCACGATGCTCTCAGGCTTGGGAGCGGCTATACCTGCTGGATATGCAGGTCTGGTTGAATTGGCGCGTACACGCGATCCTAAGATGGCTGCAGAGGCAACAGAGGATCTGCAGAGGCGATACATGGCTCTGCCTTCAGACCAGAAGACTGGCGACAAGGTTGAGGGCATGGCTAAGTTCTTAGAGCCACTGAGTAAGCCTGCTCAGTACATGGGCGAGAAAGCATTAGGTTTATTTGGGCCAGAGGTAGCAACGGCTACTGAAGTTTTTCTGGATCCACTGAACGCCCTGCCATTGATCGGTAAGGTTCCTGCTGCGGCTAAAGCTGTTGGCAGGACGTTAGGCCCGACAGCCGACAAGATGGTCATGGAGCTTATGCAAAAGCAGGGCTTGGCTCCGGGGGTAGTACCTAAAGGGCTGGGTGGTTTAAGTCGGCAAGAATTTGCAATGGATACTTTATATCCGGGAAGAGATTTTGAATCTTTGGTATCTGCTGAGAAGTCTGCAGTTAAAAGATATGCTGGTGCATTAGAGACGCCAGCGGTAGTCAGACGGGAAACAACATCTGGCCCGACCATTGCAACACCGAATGTAGTTATGTCATCGCCAAAGATTGTTACCCCAGAGTATTTCAAAGAAGGTAGACCAATGGTTCCTTTTGTTGGCGATACATCTGGTGGTGGATATGACTTGAGCCAGATAGCGGGGATACCTCTTTCGCAAAATGTTCCTGTGCAGGCTGGATTTATGTATCCATTCATCCAAGAGGCTGCAAAGAGGCAAGGTGTATATGCTTCGATGAAAGGAATGGCAGACAAGAAACTTTCCAACTTACTTGAAGCGGCAGAAAAGACTGGAGAGAATCCTTATGGAAGCTTTTCAGCAATGGGGCCAGAGTCTATTAACTTTTCTACGCCTGTTGCTGAATCAATTATTACTCAACTGCCTTATTTGCAATTGTCAAAGAAAGCATTAAACGAATTTAATAGAGCAATAAAGTTGCCATCTGCAGGATATCTTGCACAGCCTAATTTCTTGGGTGTTGGACATCCAGACATTATTTCTCAGCTAAGAGGCGTGAACGGATTCCCTATCAAGGGTGCTGGAGAATTGAGAAAGAAGATTATTGATTTAGCTAGTTCTGCAAAGTTTCGCAATATGGGATTCCCGCACTATGAAGATATTGCTGATGCAATTATTCATCCTGATCTTGTAGGTGCGCCAAGAGGTTTGACTGGATCAGCCATTTTTGAAACAAACCCATCAAAGGGTTTGATAACGGATCCTAAAGATGTTGCTCACTTCAGTTACGACACTGGCTATCACGGATCTCGTCCAGTGCAGTTGAAGCACAATGTTCCATCTAGAGTTTTCTATAAAGATATTTATGAAAAGGGAATGAAAGAAGGGTTCCCTCAAGTTGCGATAGATCCTAAAACTGGTCGTATAAAAGAACAAAGACCTCTTACTGCTGATGAAGTGACTGGTGCTTTGATGTTGAGGAAAGATCTTTTCCAGCCGACGAATGCTGAATGGCTTGATCACGTTATGGGTTATTTGAGAAAGACTCACCCTAACGCTGGATACAAGAAGGGTGGCGTTATCAAAGCCGCAGAGGGTGGTGAGATTACCTCCGACGATTTGATCGTTGATGAAAGACCCCTGTAATGGCTAACCCTATAGTCTCTGGTCTGTTGGCTGCGGGTAAGGCGGCTAAGCCGTTCTATTCGGCTGTTGACCAAGCTCTGAATGCTTTACCTGCTAAGGCATTGCCTGACCAGATGCTCAAGGAGTTGCTCAAGCAGCCGGGAGTAAAGCTGCAGGAAGTCCTTGATCGTAAGCTTGACAAAGTGTTAGGTGTTCCTATTGTTGAGAAGACGCGAACCGTCAACCTGAAGAAGCCTGACAAGAAAGGGAACACGGTCAAGCAAGAGAAGTATTTTGAGGTGACGCCTAGCCCTAAAGGTACGAAGTCAATCTCAAAGGCTGATGTTGAGCAAATTGCAAAAGAGCGTTCGTCTTCAATGCCAAGCGAAACGGTGCTGCGTAGTGAGGGTGATCTTCTTACGCAAAGTGATCTTGATAGGCTTGAGCATCAAGCTATGCGTACTAGCAACTGGACTCCTTACGAGGACGCTGTGCAACGGTATGAGGCGCAGCAGCTTGGTCGTGGCGGGAATGATATCGGAGAGGAGACAAAGTTTGCTCAGTACGTTGTCCCCGGAGGCAGCAACTATCGGGAGATAGTGCTTAGCTATCCTCCCAGTCCAGTGAATGGATTTAGGGTGGGGATCAAGCACCCGCAGACAAAGCCGCTCAGCTATGAACCAGAGGGCGTCTACACAACACGGGCTGAGGCAAAGACTGCTATGGATGCAGAGATTGCAAGAGATCCAGAGTTCCGCAAGCATTACGAAGTTCTTCCAACGTATGGCTATATTGGTAGCTACAAGTCATCGCACTTTCCTGATGTTGATAACTACTTAGCTCATGCGCGGGTATCGGATAGGGCTGGGCCAAACGGCGAGAAGATACTGCACGTTGAGGAGATCCAGTCTGACCTTCATCAAGAGGGGCGCAAGAAAGGATACAAGACGCAAGAGATACAGGCGCAGCTTGATGCGGTCAAAGCAGAACATCAAAAATTAGGTTCAGAACGAATTGATGCGCTTGAGAAGGCTAAGGCTTTACCAGATTACAGCCCAGAGTATCAGGCTCTAATTGACCGCGCTAATGACATCGTTCCGCTCAGGATGAAACTGACAGAGCAAGGGCAGTCATTGCAGTCGGTGTTGAGAGAAGGTGTCCCTGACGCTCCCTTCAAGAAGAACTGGCATGAGCTAACAATGAAGCGGATCATGGATGACGCTGTCAAGGGTGGTTACGACAAGGTTGTGATCACGCCCGGAGCGGAGCAGGCGAAGCGGTATGACCTGAGCAAGCAGGTTGATCAGATAACGGCAAGACGATTAGATGATAAATATGATTTGCACATTACTGGAAAAAACGGCGATGTTATTTACAACGGCAAATATCAACCAAGAATAACTGCTGAGGAAATGGAAAATATTGTTGGTAAAGAGATGACGCAAAAGATTGTCAACAACGCAGCAGCAGAGTCAGAGAATCGTGCAACGCACATTTTTAATGGCGTAGATCTACAAGTCGGCGGCGAAGGGATGAAGGGCTTCTACGATGAGATGCTCCCAAGCTATCTGAACAAGTACGGCGAGAAGTATGGTGCGAAGGTTGGTCAATATGATTTGCAAATACCCCCACAAATTGCCAGTGAAGTAAGTGGATACACGTTAGGCGAGGAATTCATAAGAGGTGAAGCAACGTGGCCTGAATTTCTTGCAGCAAATCCAAGGGCTGCAGAGGAGTTTTCAGCCAAGTTTCATTCCTTTGACATTACTCCCCAGATGCGGGATGAAATCACTACCAAGGGTCAGTCGCTCTATCAGGCTGCTCCTCCTGTCGCTATAGGCGCTGGACTATCACAAGAAGAACCTGCTCCAGAACCTGCTCCAACTTATCGTAGGGGTGGTGCTGTATCTCAGGACGCTATGAACATGGCGGTATGGGATCATCCTATAAAGCGTGTTGAGGGTGGTGATGCTGAACCTACGATAGAAGAGATGAGGGCTTCTTTGATCCCTTCAACTATGAACCCTAACATAGCCGCGCAAGGGAAAAAGGGCAGGGCAAACATGGCTCCCCCTACCTCGGTAATGGATCCACGTTCAAGGGACTATGAGCGCAGGTCTAGGGAAACAGAAAACTTCCTGATTGGCGCTGACATATTGGCTGGCGCTTTGCCGTTTGCACCGTTGGCTAAAGGCGCGGCAATGGCTGCTAGACGGTATGCAGGGCCAGAATTAGCGCGTGGGCTTGAGAATTACATGGTGAAGTCTGGTGCTGTGTTGCCGATGGATGTGTGGCATGGCTCGCCACACCGTTTCCCGCCGACAGCCAAGAACCCGTTGGGTGAGTTTGATGCCAGCAAGATCGGGACGGGTGAAGGGGCGCAGGCTTATGGGGCTGGGTTGTATCTGGCTGAGGCTCCGGGAGTGGCGAAGGGATACGCTAGTAAGTTAGCTACTTTTGACGAGAAGTTATTTGGGCCAATAATGGAGAAGCACAATATTTCTGGTGATATTGCGCCAAATATGAATAACGTGGACTTTGCAAAAAGCCTTTTGGCTGATTACGGTAACAAGTTAAATGCAGCGGAAAAGAAGGTATTGCAGGATTCCGTAAAAAGCTACCTCTACAAAGTAGACCTCCCCGACGAGCAGATTGCCAAGATGCTCGATTGGGATAAGCCGCTGAGTCAGCAGCATCCTGATGTGCAGGCGGCATTTGGGAAATTGATGCCAAAAGGCGAAGTTAATCCGCATGGACTTGATATGGGCGGCGGCGGCAAGATTCTAGACAACCGCATGGGTCAGGCAGACCCGAAGCAGGTTCAACCTTGGGTTCTTAGTTCCGGTGGGTCGAAGTTTGGCTTGTCGCAGAAGGATGTAGACCGCATGGTTGCGGATTACGGCGCAAACACCACCGGAGAGAACGCATATACGCGGCTCACTGCAAGTTTGAACGGACAAGACAAGGCTACCGCCGCGCTTAGACAAGCAGGCATCCCCGGCATCCGCTACCTAGACGGCAGCAGCAGAACAAGCGGCGCGGGTACTAGCAACTTTGTCGTATTCGACCCGGCGCACATGAACATCATAGGGCGCGAATAAATGCAACCAACCGCTATGCAGTTTGCTGTAATGGATAAACAACTAAGGAAGCGCAATGGCTGATATGCCTATAGACCCGAATGCTGATCGTTTCATCGACGGCATGACATTCACGCCAGACGGTGGCGCTACAGTTGATATCGTTGACCAGCCAGATGACGTAGAGGAATTGCCTGACGGATCTGCTGTTGTCACCATGAGCGATGACTTCAAAGGCCCGTCAGAGGACGAGGACTTCTACGAGAACTTGGCTGAGGTCGTCAACCTGCGTGATCTAGAGGATCTGTGTTCACGCTACCTAGACCTTATCGATAAAGACAAGCAGGCGCGTGAGTTGCGCGACAAGCAGTATGAGGAGGGTCTGAAGCGCACAGGTTTGGGCAATGATGCTCCGGGCGGTGCTAACTTCCTAGGCGCTTCCAAGACGGTACACCCCGTCATGGCTGAGGCGTGCGTAGACTTTGCAGCTAGGGCTATCAAGGAGTTGTTCCCGCCTGACGGCCCTGCGCGTATCAACATTCTCGGAGACGTTACGGACGAGAAGACGGAGATCGCTGAGCGCAAGCGCGACTATATCAACTGGCAACTGACCGACCAGATCCAAGAGTTTAGGGATGAGCAAGAGCAGCTTCTGTCCCAACTACCGCTTGGTGGCTCACAGTTTATGAAGATGTGGTGGGACGAGAAGAAGAAACGTCCTTGCGCTGAGTTTGTGGCTATCGACAACATCCTCCTGCCCTACAGCGCGGCGAACTTCTACACTGCTCAGCGCGTCACTGAGATTCAGGACATCAGCGAGTGGGAGTACAAGAACAGGATCGCTCGTAACCTGTATCGGGACACAGACTTCATCAGGTCTTCTCTAGAGCCAGACATAAGCGCCGCTGAGAAGGCTAACCAGAAGATTGAGGGTAAGCAGTATCAGGACGGTGAAGACAGTCTTCGGCGCGTGTTCCACATCTACACTTGGCTGGAACTGGAGGACGACAAGGAGTCAGGCGGTGAGTCGGCTCCCTACATCCTGATGATCGACGACAACGAGCATGAAGTGATCGGCCTGTACCGTAATTGG